CTATTTTTGCCCGTCTTCCCGGGCTGCCAGTTATTTTTTCTTTTTGTCTTCCTCTTTTAATTCAACCTCTGATTCCAAATCGTCTTTGATTGCCTTCACGGCTTCAATTGTTTCTTTTGCCCGGCGGATGATGTCTTTTTGCTCCAACATCTGATTGATTGTTGTCGTGTAGTTGACTTCCTTTTCTCCCAATTTTTTACAAAGTTCCTCGTATCGGATTTCGGCTTCCGTCATTTGTCTTTCTGCGTCATCGCTCGCGGATTCTAAAGAACGTTTAACATCTCTTTCCCTCAGATCGAATAATCTGTCGATAAAATTAGCTCCGGATAAAATTGCTTTCAGTTTTTTCATGATTCCACTTTTAAGGTTAAAAATTTATGTTCGCCTATTAGGTCTATAGAATGTGTTTTTTTATTCGATTCTGTCATGGAGAATGTCCCAGAAAAATAAGCTTGTGGAAATCCTCTTAGTTCCCCATACATTCCTACATTATTATCTTCAAGCATATCATCGTACCAATTCCAAAGTCCTCCATCTATATCTATTCTATAATAATCAAAACCTTGGGATACAATAACAGCCGCTCTCCCACAATATATGTCCATGGATCCATGTGGATTTCGATATTTAGAATGTACAAACTCTTCTTTTGGTTTAATTATTACTTTGTCTCCTACTTTGTATTTCATTTTTGTTAAAATTTAAATTCTGAGGTCGGTGCGGGATTCGAACCCGCGTACCCAGTTTTGCGGACTGGCTCCTGACCACTCGGACAACCGACCCTTTGCCGGAGCAACCTATATATATGGCCACAGTTACAATTGGCTGCCCCGGACTGATTAATTGTTGTTTATAATAGCACTCTGAGCCTTTACAAGTTCCTTATATCTCGATAATTCCTGTTTCAGTGTCTCACATTCCTGAAAGTATCTGTTCCAGGATGTATTTGCAGCATCGAGCTGCTTTTTTAAGTTTTCAATTTCTTTATCCTTTTTGTCACTTACATTTACATTTGCATTGTCGTTCATAACTTTTCCCTTTTAAAATTTTGCCTTTCGTGCTATCTCCCGACAGGACTAGGGCTACAATGTACTTTATATGTCACTTAAAAAAGGTCCGGTGTGAATGGAGATATTGTGGTGTAAAGAAAAGAATGTCACCGGACCAAAGAACTCACGGCTTTACAGTGTCGCATCTGCCCCTTACTTCCACCCGGGGCGGTGTTAGGTTTACTTTGTTTAAGCCGGACCAAACCTTGCTAAATTCCTCCGCCATTACGTATCTTTAGTGTCCCAACTTCTATAACTTCGGTATGGTTTTACCTGCTTCTTCTCCGGCCACATCGCCCAACCCAAAATACCGGACATTATTGCGAAAGGAAGACTATGGTACTGCCCTCCGTAAATACTGCATCCTAATATTCCAAGGGCAAGAAGAAAGGCTAATATTGAAAAAGTTCTCATAGTTTATCAATTATTTTATATGCTTCAATGACTTCCCGGGTTTTTACCCGCCATTTCTGATTC